CCCAGTAGACAAAAATTTGAAAAGAATATCGGAAGGTACAGAATGTGTCACTGATAGAGAAGATATGCAAGAGCACGTAGATGTGCACCTACATAACTTTAATACAGATCACACAATTCTAGTAGACCATAAAGGTAGAAAATTTCTAGGTCCCTGGTCAGATGAAGTAAAACTAGTAGAGTATAAAAATGTTAATGGGCACCCTGGCTGGATTTTTGGCAAAGCAGACTACTTTGCATTTCAGCATATTGACCACTTTCTGATGGTTAGAAAAGAAACACTTCTTAATATAACTAATTATTTACGAACATTTAAGTTAATAACAGACTTAAACTATAGTCGTCTAAGCGAAAATTTATATCATACTTATAGTAGAACAAACTGGGGAAGAGTTGATGAATGTGTATACATTCTAACACAAGATATCTACGATAATTCAAATCCTGTAAATAGATTTATCTGGAAATTTTAATTGTAGTATTATAAATTAGTCAATCAAAAATTTAAATGAAACATGAATATTTAATAACGTTTGCGCACTTAACCATGTATAATGGTATAGTAAGCAGTGTTGCTGGTATCTTTGCTAAAAACATTAAAGATGCTACACGAGTAGCGGAGAGCATCCGCCCTGCGGCAGGTTTAGATATACGACACGTCTTTATAAGTAATATTCAACGAGTAGGATGAGTGCGAACGAGCTAGAGAAGCTAGCTAATAAAGCTAACCTTAAATTTAGAAAAGCTTTTAAAGCTTTAATAATGAAAGTACCTGTACCTATATTATACACTGATAAAGGATTAGTAGCTCAGCAATCTACTGTAGACTACACAGGTTTAATCGATGGTGGACAGTATATTGCATTTGATGCAAAAGAATGTTCCAGCCTAACTAGCTTTCCTTTGGTGAATATACATGAACACCAGTTACTATATTTGCAACTCGTTAAGAAATTAGGAGGTCTTGTATTTTTTCTAATCTGGCTAAAGAAAAAGAATAGTAAGATACATGTCGTTCCTATAAGCCTTGTCGAAAAATACTGGTATGGAGGAGGACGAAAGTCAATTCCTGCAGACGAGTTTAAAGATGAGTGGCTTACAGACATAGACTCCTATATAAATAAAGCAATCGAGATGAAAGATGACCTTACCAAATAGTGTAAATGTAGGAGATGTTGTCCAAATAGTAACGGACTATTCTCTTGAACGAATTGGACAAATACATGCAATTAAGTTTGATTTTATTAAATTGGTCCCTTATAACAATCAGGAACTACGAAAACTAATATCAGACGCAACCAGCACTAAATTAGAGTTGGACTATAATCCATCGATTATATGGCCTACAATAATTTTTACGAAGACTATAAAAGAAATAATCATATTAAAAAATGGCGAACAAGAAATTAACCCTTAAGGTTAAAAAACTAGTCCCTAACGCAGTCGTACCTAGTAAGGCATATGACTTAGATGCAGGTCTAGACCTAACAATTATCAAAAAAGAAGTCATGTCTTCAAATACCATCAGAGCGTGCTCCACAGGCATCGCTTTAGAAATTCCTGAAGGATATTATGGACAAGTAAAAGAACGTGGTGGATTCTCATTAGAAAATACATTAACGTTAAAAGCAGGTGTTGTAGATGCAGCCTATAGAGGGGAAGTAAAAGTTATTTTTCAGAATACAGGGGACTACCCAGTTACTATTCCAGCTGGCACCAAAGTGGCACAACTAGTTTTACATGCGGTCCCGATGGTAGATGTAGAGGTAGTTACTGAATTAACAGAGTCTGATAGAGGAACTAAAGGTTTTGGAAGTTCAGATAAAAAAGTATAAATTCTAAAATGGTAAATATTAATGACAAAATACGAAGATGTAAAGCACATTACAACTGAAGAATACTTTAATGGAAATCAATTCTCAATTGATGCCTTTGGTAAAAAATATACCGTACTTCCTGGAGAAACTTATGTACAGGCATTAAAGCGTGTTTGTGACTTTGTAGCCTCCGTCGAGACAACTGCTGAACTTCGAACTTACTGGTCAGAAAGGTGGTTTGATGAAATTTATAATGACTGGTGGCACCCTGCAGGATCAATTATGCAAGGTGCTGGCAGCGGTAAAAAAATAAGTTTGAGTAATTGTACTCACATTTCTATGGGTGGTAATCATCCAGAAGAAGAGTGGGATAGTTTAGAAGCTATCTATAAGAACACAAAATACGCTGTAGCAAAAACCGCTGCGTATCGTCAGGGGCTTGGTGTAGATTTTTCTAGACTTCGTCCAAAAGGCATGAAAGTTTTAAACTCTTCGAATGAAAGTACAGGCGCAATTCACTGGATGAAGTCTGTAGATGGTGTAGGATACGAAGTTGGGCAGAAGGGAAGAATACCAGCAATGCTGTTCTCTCTAAATGTAAGTCATCCTGATATAGAAGAATTTATTACAGTTAAATCCAGTTTTGGAACAATTCAGAATGCAAATATTTCTGTACAGTGCACAAACAAATTTTACAAGGCCGTAGAAGAGGATAAAGACTGGAAATTATCTTTTGAAATCCCTGCAATTAAACGTGGGGATAAAGTATATGTTGATGTTCATTCTATCGACATGGACTGTGAATTTGAACTAGATAACAATAAGAATAGACATTGGTATAAGATTGCAACCCATGATAGACTTGCCGAGAAATTTGAAAAAGTCGTAAAGGCAAAAACTATTTTAGAAATGATAGCTAAAGGTATGTTTAATTATGCAGAACCAGGCATTCAAAATATCGACATCGCTCGCAAATATTCTAATAGTGATTATGTATATGATGCAAAAGATATTTACGACAGTCGAATAATCGGTACGAATGCGTGCAGTGAACAGTATCTTTCGAGAGACTCGCTATGTGTACTGGCTTCAATTAATGTTGGACGCTTTAGTACAGACCTACACGACTATGAACCGCAACTAAAAGTAATAGGTTCATCTGTTAACCGTTTCCTAGACAACGTTAATGAGTGCGAACTTGTATATCAAACCTATGCAACTCCTCACCAAAAACTAGCGATTGAAAAGTTGCGTAGAACTGGTGCGGGTTCAACTAATTGGGAAGCTTGGCTTATTCATCAGAATTTAGCGTACGGTTCTCCTGAAGGAAATGCAGTTTCACAAGAATTTAATAAAACATATAATTACTATCTATATAAAAACTCGATTGAACTTGGGAAAGAGAAAGGGTCGTTTGGTTTATTCGTTCGCGAAAAATTTGAACAATCTCCTTTTATAAAACATATGATGAAGCAAGGGTTAGAATTTACGCACATGCGAAATGTAACTTGCTCATCGATTGCTCCTACAGGTACTTTAAGTTTGATGTTTAGAGACTTGGTAATGTCATACGGAGTTGAACCTGGATTTGGTTTATACTATTGGAAACGTACAAGAATTTCTGGTAAGTATGAGTATTATTTCAATGTACCTTATATAATTAGAATGTTATTTAAAGAGCATGGTAAACCATTACCTATGGAATCGGATACTATAAAAGATACATGGGATGGCAAGTACGGCAGACCTATTGCTGAATTTATTATGGAGAATCTTCTCCCTCTAGGTATTGAATATAAAGATGCAACGCATATAGACCCACTAGAAAAATTGGAATTCATGTCTTGTCTTATGAAAGACTGTGATAGTTCTATTTCTGTAACATTTATGTTACCAGAGACATCAAAATGGGAAGACACCTATGAGTTTATTCTACAAGCATATAAAAAAGAAGTTAAATCTATTGCAGCTTTTCCTGATAGAAAAATGTATGGAATTGTTTCTTATATGCCTTTTAAACCACTTGCTGTAAAACTTTTAGATGAAGGTGTAGAAATACATCCACAAAATTTTAGCACTGAAGAGCAAAAAGAATTAAACATCTACGACGCTAAGATAACAAACACAGCCGACGCACCTAAACGCCCTAAACGACTTCCTGCTGATGTATATTCAATTATCGTAGCAGGTACTAAGTTTATAGTAGCTGTAGGTATGCTAAACAACACTCCATATGAAATCTTCTGTGGGGAAATGAATGGGTTGAATTTTAAATTCAAAGAACGTAAAGGCTATTTAGAAAAAATAAAAAGAGGTCACTACAAACTTGAGATAGGGGAAGACATAGAAATAGAGAACTTCTCAGAACACTTTAAAGAAGTAGAACGAACCGTATTTAGAGTTGTATCTATGAGTTTAAGACATGGCATTTCAATAAAGTTCATAGTAGATCAATTACAAAAATCTACAAACAATTTAGCTTCACTAACAGCTGCAGCTGCAAGAGTACTTAAAAAGTATATAAAAGACGGAGAAACTGCATCAGGACAAGTTTGTCCTTCCTGTGGTTCTACTGCTCTTATTTATGCAGAAGGTTGCGTTACCTGTGCAGTTGCTGAGTGCGGATGGAGTAAATGTAGTTAATCACTGTTGTGAACATCCTACCAGATTACGATATAAACACTGAAATCGCACAACGATTAATGGACATTTTAAACTTGAAAGTTGGTAAAGTTAGAAAACTCACTATTACTAACGTACGAAAAGAAACTATACAAAAATTAGAGAATGGAGAACCAAAATCAATAGATAAAATTATCTTTGAAACAGAAGATCCATTTACAAAAAAAGTATTTAATATCTCAGATGCTTGGGTAGAAACAAATGATGGCCTGAAAATTAAAGGTCTTTGGCTAGCCCTTCAGAATGGTGGAGATGAAATACAAAAGAATAGTACATTAGCTAAACTAATGGAGTACTATCGCGCAGACACCCTACAGGATTTTGTCACTTCAACAGTTGATGCGTATCCTGATAATAAAAACTTCTTGGTATTAGCTGCATGTAAGCTGCCCGAGAATATGTAATAAACCAGAAAACAGAAAAATTATGGAAAATAAAAAACCGCATCGCCAATCAGTTGATTTTAAAGAAATATGGAACATTCAAACAGACTTGAAAGTGGATCAAGCAGTATGGGATGGAATCTTTCACAACTGGGCAAATCCTGCTAATTGTGCAGGTTACAAGAGAGTTACAGGCTGTGCAGTATGTGAACAACTACGAACTAATGGACATTATACTAACTCAAAAGGCATCGTACACGGTGTAGATGTTGCAATAGTTGGAGATGTGCATTCTAACTACGAAGGTTTGCATGCTGTAATAAAAAATAATCCAAGCCTAACTGCATTAATATGCGTGGGAGATCTTGCACTTTGGGCTTCAGAAGATGAAGCAAGACATGACGTCAAAGCTTACGCAAAAACGTTAGATAACATTAAGAGTTTTATGGTAAATCCTAAACCTTTTGATATTCCTGTATATGTCGTAAAAGGTAATCACGATGACTACAAAAATATGTACTCTTCTTGGTTTACTGATTTGAACATTCATTACGTGCAACAAGCAGAGGTTCTTACAATCAATGCGATAAAATTTGGATTTCTTGGTGGTGTGTATTCTTCAGTGCGTACGTTTAAAGATGCCTATACCTTCCAAGGACGCGAACATCGTTTCTATACAGTATCTGAGATAAAAGACTTGTCTACTAAAAAGTTTGATGTGTTAATTACACACCAGGCAGCTGAAAAGGTTTTACCTGACAATCTATTTATGAAAGATGAAGGTTCCAGGGAACTTCAAACGTTACTTGAGGTAACTAAGCCTGAATTTTATTTTCACGGACACCACCACAAAGAATACATGACCTTCTACAAAGATTCAGGAACCTTTGTATATGGACTAGGTAACTTTTCAAAAAACCCTTTGACATACGTTGTTATGAATACTTTAACAAAAGAGGTAAAAATTTAAATGTCACAAACAGATAGGTATCTTCGTATAATTCGAAAATACACACCTTTGACGAAAACAGAAGAACGTGAGCTTTTCAAGAAAGCCAAGGCTGGTGACCAAGCCGCATATGAAACCATAGTAAAGTCAAATCTTAGATTTGTCGTATCTGTGGCAAAGAACTATGTAGGTAAAGGTTTAGATATAGACGAGTTAATTCAAGAAGGTAATTATGGCCTCATAAAAGCTTATAATAAATTTGATCTTGACCGTAACTGTAAGTTCATAACTTATGCAGTTTGGTGGATTCGTCAGTCCATTCTAACAGCTATACATGAAAATTCCAATATCGTTAGGCTACCTGTTAACAAGATAACGAACATAATGAAAACAGCCAAACTACGAAGTGAACTTGAACAAGAACTATCTAAAGCAATTTCACTCGACGAGTTAGCTGACTACATTGACAATCCTGAAATAATAAATGACCTGCAGTATACGTCTAGCATGATCGATATAGATCAGCCACAGACCGATAATCTTAAGAGTCTCCATGAGGTTCTTACAGACAACACGACGGAAGACGATGTAGACATTCTGAAAGACGAACTGTCTGATATTCTAAAAAACTTTCCACAACGTGAGAAAGATATATTGTATTTGTACTACGGTATAAACGAAATTCGCCCATATACTCTAAAAGAGATTGGGTACGATATGGGATTAACCAGAGAAAGAATACGTCAGATTAAAAAACAAGTCATTGAAAAATTAAAAGAAAAAGGCCTCGCAGACCGTTTGCGAGACTATTTAAAATAAAATCAGTTTTATACATGATGCACTTCATAAATAAGCCAGGTGCCGAGTTTCAAAAAGCTCTAACCTGGCTTAATGAAGAACAGATATACGCAGTGGACACAGAGACAACAGGACTAGACCCTCACACCGATAAGGTACTCCTAATACAAATAGGTAATGCCAGCGAGCAGTGGGTGTTTGATACTTATAGACTGCGTTCACAAATACAATTTGTTCTTTCCTACTTAACAAATGAAACAAAAGTAAAAGTACTGCACAATGCCGCATTTGATTATAAAATGCTTCTAGGACATTACGGTATTCGACTAAATAATATTCGTTGTACTATGCTTGCCGAACAGTTATTAACTAAAGGTAAAGTAAATACTAACGTTGATGAAGATGGCAAACTTACCAAAACAAGAGTATCCGCAAGTCTTGCTGCTGTAGCAAAGAAATATAAAAATGTTGCTCTCGATAAAGAAGAACGTTCCACATTTGCGGAAATGCAGTGGGGAAACAAATTTACAAAGGAACAAATAGAATATGCAGGTTTAGATACCGCATATCTAATTGACATATTAAAAGATCAGACAAAACTTCTACAAAGTAGAGGTATGGAAGATCTAGCTAAACTAGAATTTGCTGTAGTATCTGTGTTAGGTGATATGTCCTATAAGGGCATATTTCTCGACTCCTCGAAATGGCTACCACTCGAAAAAATTGCAATCGAAAAAAAGAATAAACTACTAGCAGAACTAAATACTCATTTTCAAGAGTTCATTGATGAGAATACAACTGAAGATCTATTTGGTCCAAAGGTATATCAGATTAACTATAACTCTCCCAAACAAACTTTACCTTTATTACGAAAAGCTACAGGGCTTGCCTTAAAAACTACAGATGGAAAATATCTAGAAGATTTTAAAAGTAAGTATCCAGTAATAGCTGCGCTCTTATTATATAAGCAAGCAGAGAAAAAGATAAGTACGTATGGAACTACATTCTTGGAAAATACTCATCCTACTACAAGGAGAATACATTCTAACTTTAAACAAATTTTTGCAGACACAGGAAGATCTTCGTCAGAAACGCCCAACCTACAAAATTTGCCGCGGCAACAGGAGTACAGGACTCCATTCTGCGTAGAGGACCCAGATAATTACAGGATGATCAGTGCTGATTTCTCGGGTAAAAGAAAATATGCATAATAGTTACACAAAACAACAAGTAAATGAAATATTAGATTTATTTAACAAAGGAAATACTCCAACAGAAATAGCTGTACAAATGGGTACGTATAATACTACAATTCGTAGGATTCTACTATACAACAACAAAAAATTAAAAACAGTTTCTGAAGTGGCTACAACTATTCCAGAAAACCCTTTTAAAAATATTGAGTTACCAGAGGTACAATACTGGTTGGGGTTACTCGCTACGGATGGCAACCTATCTACTAAAGGTTATAGACTTAATTTGTCTTTACAAGAACAAGATAGATATATCTTAGAAGCACTTAAAACTTTTATGAAAAGTACTAACACCATATCAGAGTATACCAGTAGATTTAATACAAAAATTTATAGTTTTAATATAAAAAATAAAGAAGTACACAATTTTTTAAATTCTTTGGGCATTACGCCAGCTAAGTCAAAAACCCTTAAGTTAAACATACCTTTAACATGGGATGCTATAAAAGGAATTATTGACGGAGACGGTTCGGTTAGAAAAACAGGTTTAATAGAGATTGCTACAGCTTCTGTAGACTTTGCTAAACAACTGATGTGTTTTTTTAAGGACAACAAAGTAAAGTGTACAATGTCTTCTTATAGGTGTAACAAACTCCACATAGTTCGTATTTCTAATTTTAAAGATTGTTATTATGTATATATGCAAATGTATAAGAATAATACAACATGTATGAAAAGAAAGTATGAACGTTTTGGCTCCCTAGCAAAGAAATTTGCTAGTGATAACGCCGCTAATTCGGGGAAACTTGTGGAACAATCCCGAGCTAGCAAGGAAGAAATTCCTGGGCAAGTGTAACGACTTTACACGGCGCACCTAAAAGTTTTATACTTATGGTGAAGAGAAAGTCTAGGTTAGCATATAACCGCAAGAATTAAGAATATTAGCACAACTAAGTCAAGAACCTGAGTTTATAAATGCAATTGCAACAGGCAAGGATTTGCACAGCTACTCCGCTTCTCTCCTTTTCGGATTACCTTATGAAAAATTCATGATGTATGATGTGAACGGAGTACAGCTGTTTGATGAAGCCCACGAACCTATAATCAATCCAGAGATGAAAAAGAAATACCGTAATCCGTGTAAATCTATAAGTTTTGGGATTTTATATGGTGCTGGTCCAGGTAAACTGGCTAGCCAACTAAAGATAAGTTTTGAAGAAGCAAAAGAACTGATGGATAAATATTTCAAAACATTCCCAAAAGTTAAAATGCTTATGGATAAACTTGCAAGAGATGCACGTCAAAGTAAAATGGCAGTTTCGCCACTTGACGGACGTCAAATAGATTTATCTGCAATCGATTGGGAAGATAAAGGTTATGTTGCTCACGCACTTAATCAAGCAAAGAATCTTCCATTCCAAGGTTGCGGAGCCAGTATAACAAAACTAGCACTTTATTATATTGACAAAAAATTAAAAGAAAATAATTATGATGCAGACATTGTCTGTGTAATCCATGATGAAATTTTGGTTGAATGTAATAAAGACCTCGCAGAGGAAATAAAAATGATAGTCGAAACAGAAATGATTCGAGCATTTAATCACTACTGCCCAGATGTTAAAATGGCAGTTGTGGCAGAAATTGGAACTCATTGGATACACTAATGGATATACACATAACCAATATAGAGGTACAGCGGGACCTTGGACCTGTATATACTATGGGATCTCCTACTCCACAAACTTTTGCAAGAGGTTCTAAAAGAGTATCAATTAAAGGAGAACTACTCGGTTCCTATGAAAAGTTCAAAGAACTTTGTTTAGCGAATAGCAGTATACTTGCAATAGTTACAGATGACGGTACACTGCTTGGAGCGGAAGAAGCTAAGTTACTTACCTCCATGCTACAAGACATAAAAAAGCTGTTACCAGCGCAGCCTACATTAAGTGTGGTTGAAACTGGTAAACCTTTACTTAGCTATATATTATCAGAGCTAACCGATATTACAAATGCCATTAAGCAACAAAATATTAGTAGCAATAGGTAACAAAGCCAGACATGGCAAAGATACCTTTGCAAATTTATGGAAAGAGTTAGACCCCATAGATGTTTATATAACACATTGGGCTGACCCTTTGAAAGAAGAAGTTACAAACGTAGAAAGAAAACTACCCTTAGTGTATCGTACCAAAATTGACGGTAAACCTTATTATTCGTTGTTGCATACGAAAGTACCACACTATACTTATATTATAAAGACAAAGGAAGAAGTTCCATATCTGCATAAAATATTTGAAGAACGTGGAATAGAAACTTATGCTGGAATGAATGATAAAGACTCTGAAATGTTACAGTTTTGGGGTACAGATTTTAGACGGGCGCAAGATACAAATTATTGGGTTAATATAATTTTAAAAGAAATTGAAGTTCGTCCAGAAAAGTATATTTTAATACCTGATACTAGATTTACAAATGAATACAATGCAGTGAAAGATCGTGGCGGTGCTTACGTACAAATGCAAAGACTCAATGAGGATGGAAGTTTGTATTTAGACCCTATGCGGGACCCAAAGCATAAATCTGAAATAGATTTGGATTGGGTAGTTGGAGACTTTGTTATTACAGCAGAAGGCGGAAACATGCAAATGCTTACTACACTTTCTCTAATGACAATAGATGGGATTAAAAAAGGCTACTTCTAGAAAATAAAAAGGGGCTGTATAGCCCCTTTCTTTTTTTTTACATTAAGTTTGTTACTTTATTAGACTCCAGTCCATTGCTGAAACGGAAGATGCTCTAAAAGATACATTTTCTACTAGTACTGTTTGTTGAGATGCAACGCTAAAAGTGTGTGCTTGAATATAACAGTTCTCTAAATAAAATCCACCGTAGGGTTGATTTTCCATATCATACAAAACAAATCCTAGACCTGTAGGTCTGTTGAAAAAGCTTGATGATAAGTTAATAAAGAAGTAGCTAGGTGTGGGCGGAGTATCTGTATCTTGTTTAAAGATAACAGATCCATCATTGTTAGTGACTCCTCCTAAAGTGGTACCATCTCCTATTGCTCCATCTGGAGCCAAATCAGCAGGGTAGTCCCTTGCTGCTAATTTATCAATAGGAGACCAAGCTCCACCAGAAGGATTGATAAGAGCTCCATCAACTGTAGTACCTTTTAAGTACATTGCATACATTAAAGATGGACCATCAAACAAGATTCTAGCAATACCGCCAGAAACAACCGTTCTTCCTGGAACGAAAAATGGTTTTCTCGATCCGACTTCGAACAACTGTTGAATTTGTTTTTGTTGCGAAACTTGTACATTTTGAACTAATCCAATTGGTACTAAATTAGCTGCAGCGTTTGCACTGTACTCAGCTGGACCAGAAAACATTACTGTACTTTCAGAAGATAAAAAATCTGAACCAAAAGTATTATTATTATTCTGTACAGACTCAGTCATGAATTTAGACTTCCAATCTGTAACATTTTTTACGTTATAAGCCATAATTTTTATATCCTCCTATTAGAATATTAAAGTTACTTTGATATAATTAACAGGGTACAAAACTTTTATGCTAAGATCAACATTAATCGTATCAGGAGAAACATCATCTTGTTTAACATTAATAATTTTCATATCCTCTATATGCCCTTCACGTACTAAGAATCTAGCAGAGCCATTAAGAATGGTTTCGACAAGTTTCAAGAACGCTGGGGTAATGTTGTATCTACCGATATAAGGACTAAGTCCATTACGGACAAATTTAGCTGAGTAGTCAAGAGCTTTAGTAATGCTCAACTCACGTTTAGCAACTGATGTAACATCTGTTGACATTTGGTGTCTACAAGAGATTGCACCTGTTTTGTTTTTTTGAACGTATATCCAGTTTCCACCAGACGCTATAGTGTTCAATTGAGTTTCACTAAAGATATCCTGTGATCCAAAAGTTTCTGCTAATCCTGTACCAGGTACGTTAGTAAGTGGTTGAGATACTGGCGTTCCAATAACCTGCCCAACAGCCTGAGCTGTGAAGTAATATCCAGGAACAGGCGCAAGAACACTAACAAGTCCGTCAGAACCTGCCCAACTTGAGTTTACTAGCGTCGCCCATAGAGTTTCAGTAATTAAAGTTCCAGCTTTATATTTAACACCATCAATAGTTTTATCAGAAACAAATTTAGCTACCAAGTTGTTTGTATCAAACGGCATATCAGTTGTTGCCAAGAAGCTTGCAGCAATCCAAGAAGGTTTAATAGTCGAGATATGTCTTGTTTCTACGACATAGCCCGCATCAGGATTTACTTGGAAAACTCGTTTTTCTTGGGTGGCAATAGCATTATCCCTAAGAGTGGACGCTAGCGTATCTTTAGCGGTTGAGTCTAAAGTTTTTGGGTCCGCTCCATACGTTACATAATTATTTACGAATGCAATACGTTCTTTTTTCTCTGCAGCAGCTGAATAGGTTGCGCAGTGAGTTTTCAAAGCAGATGCGGTCGCCTTGTGTGTCAATGGTGCGATTGCATAAACTTCTTCTAATCCAAGATAGTCATTAATAGATGTATCAAAACTATCGGCAACATTTAATTTTAATGCCTTGATAGCAGATGCTGAGTTTGACATTGCGATAGCAGCTCCGTAAGCAAGAGGATTCCAAGAAACAATTTCACCAAGAGTTTCTTTAATATCGTCTGTACTTACAATAGATTTAAAGCCTTTACTTATAACAGTATCTAAAGCTCGGTATCCTACTCGTACCTGATAGTTTCCTGTTACTGTAGTAGCACCACTAAGAATAGTAACTTGCGTTCCAGCTACGTTTGCTGCAACAGTATAATCTGTACCATAAAGTAAGTGTTTAACAAGCCCGATAGCATTGCCACTTATTCCAAGTACATCCACAACAACCAATTCATCATCATTGCCTGTGCTTACATCATAATAATCTGGATTGTTACCGCTAAGGGTAAAAACCAAATCATCTGTTCCTACTAAAGATGTTCCTATAACAGAACTATCAAGCGTTGGGTCAATCCACTTGTAACTGTGACCTACTACGCAAGCCTCTAAGTCAGGAGTAATAAGTACAGGTGAATTACTTTTTTGTTCTTGTCTTACTTCAACACCTGGTTTTACATATCCCATTTTATAAATCCTCCAATTAATATAAATTTTTATTATTTGAGTCTAGATCTGCTAGACTATTGTTCTTCGTTCTTTTTCTTTTTGAGCGCTCCGACAAGATCTCCTGCCATCCGCGCTTCCCAGCCACCTGGGATCATGTTCGTTGCTCCGTCTTTAGCAGATTCCTGAATGGAGTCTTTATTTACACCACCAAATACAAATGGCATTGCCATCATTGGGAGAGTTGCAACTGATAGGGCTAGTGCACGAGAACCTAATCGTTTGTGTGCAATAGCTTTGTTTCCCGCATTAAACCATTCTCGCGTTCCTGCTTCTCCTGTATTTACAGGTGCATTCTTAATTAAGCGATCTCTCATAATACCTTGTCCTTTTAAATATGCCTTGTCATTTTTCCAAACAAGCTCTGGCTTTGGACCTTTTCCAAACCATGTTTTAACGGTAGGATCTACTGTTTTATACTGAGTGTTTCGCATCTCTTGCATTAACACTTTGCCTGTAGATTTGAAACCTTTTTTCATTTCGCCGATCATATGAACTTTTTCGCCCATTTGACTTTGTAACCATCCGTTGTTATTTTTAACAAACTTGCCTCGATTTGCTAAAAACGTAGAGTCGTTCTTTAAAAAGTCTTTTCCACCTTTTAAGTATTCTGGATGTTTAAAAGCTTTCGTAAAGTCTCGCAAAGCATTTAAACCTGCTTCACCGCCTTTACCATACTCAGCTAAACCAGTCTCAGCGTATCTAAGAAGTTTGCCACTAGAACCAAAGTGTTTAGCAGCAAATCCGCCAACAGCTTTCATTGCTTTAAAGATAGTAGGAAGCATCTGTGCATTCTTTTCCAACTCGTCGTAAAACCCATTCATTATTATTACATTCTTTTCTTGTTCAGTCATTATTCAATCTCTGTATAAAGTTCATCATCGTTGTTGATAATCATCTTTGCGCTAAGAACGTAATAGCCCGAAATAGCAGCACCATTTGGAAGCTCGTATATCAAAGGATCTGCCGTTGTATTTAAAGCCACCCCTGTATGAGATTCTAAAGTTATTGCGTCAGTATAGTCCAGTATAACTGTATCAGTAGGGGCAACTCTAAATTTAATAGCAGTCCCGTTGTTAACAACAGTGTAATCATGATTTTCAAAAATTTCTGTCTCTCCGACATATGCATAGGAGTTATAATTCTTTTCATCCCGTATAATATGTATCTGTTGAAGAAACCCTAGGGATACTTGAACGCCTGACAATTCAATGTCGGAATTAGCACGAACAATCTGTTCTTGTGAAATAGATAAATTATTAATTTGTCTAATACCAGCACTTCTTAGTTCGTTTTTAAATCCTGTTAAGTTCTTAAAAAGTTTGTCTGCAAGTATTTCTGCTTGTACTCCACTTTTGCTAATAGCATTAAAGACTACATATCCTCTTAAAAGGTCTGTGTACGCTTTCACATTTGAAGGGTCACTAATAGTAGAATCATACGCAGCCAGATTACTAAATCCCTTACCATTGTAATTTACAATAGCATTGGTAGCATCTTGTCCTTTTACCAAGTATGTCCAGCTAAGATCGCCGCGTTGTAATACTATACTTGGTCTTAAAACAGCTACTCCTAAATCTATAGCGTGTCTATCAGCAATAATTATTTTTGTTTTTTGTACATCGGCATCCCATGTAAATACAGGATCTATAGAAAATAAAGCCTGTACAAAATTCAAAAAAATATATTTTACGTTTAAAATAACATTGTTGTTTATCATAAATCGATCTCTCTATCTTGGAAAAAATCAGACACGTCTACACGTTCTTGTAGATCATTAGCACTGTCATTCTCCAAAGCAGAGTAATCCACCAGGACACCTCTGTCTGCAGCGTCGCTCAAAATAGTAGCCTTGGCGTCTTGTTTTAGGGACAAGCTGGTCTGATAGTCAATCGTTAAATTATCAATTTGTGATAGTTTCATAGTTTAATATATGTATTTTCAATGGATTAGTCAAATTTTTCGTATGAAAATGCTGCTCTATTTTATAGAGGTTGCCCCTTGTATACAACAGTCTGTAGAGTTCCGTTTAGATCTCGAAGAGTTTGTAGGGTATCGCCCGCTAGAGATAAACGGAGAATTATGGACGTATACGTTAACAAATAAAAAATAACCTCATTAAAATTCTTAGTATCCTCTGACAATCGGTAAAATGCCAGAGTATCTATATCATTTAACAAGAAGTGGATCCTATCTTGTTGTAAAAGTTTATAGCGTGTTATAACAATCTCTGGAATTCCGATCTCTCTCCAAGTGGTTTCGTAATCCTCTATAATTTTAAGTATTAGCAATCTGGCTTTGGTTCTAAAATCAGCGCTATCTAAAAAATCTACATTTATGAAACTTCTTAATGCAGTTTCGTACGCAAATATCTGAACCTGTATCATATCTTTAAATAACTGCGTACGCCCTGAAGTTCCTAAATTAAAGTTTTTTAGGTCTGCCAGCTGAAGTTCCTTAATAATACCAAATATAGGGTGAGTGGTGTTATCATATGCAATGTCATTATTAAGCTTACTTTTTCCCTTTTGATCATAATATGTTTTTACTACAAACGAAACTATACCCCCGAGTGCTGTTAAAATGCCCTCCCAGTTAACTGGACTTTGTTCCTTACTAGATTGTCTAGTCGTAGTCAAAGTGTCAGACACATAAGTGGTGAGGGGTAAGTTTTTTATTTGACGCTCAGAAGAATTACGCACATAGCTAGATGTGGCCAATGTAGCTCCTATAACGAACATTATTCCAAAAATTATGTTTAAAACTATTGATGTCTTCTTTTCCATTATCTACCGTAGGTTAATCATTAATAGGAATAGAGTACACTTTGTCCTCATTGGCTACTTGAGCTAGTTGCACCTGCTGCTCAATGATATAACCAAGTTTTTTTAGGTACCTAATCTGTATAACTACCCAACGTTTTCCTTCATCATCCACTACAACATCTCTTGGGGAAAGTAGAGGATAGTTTAAAGTAAACAACATTGAGTCACTTGGTTTCCACTCTCCAAACATTAGAATTTGATTATATTTTGGAGAAGCGTTAACCATGCCTTTGAAAACGATTGGAGTAAAATAACCATCTACCCAACCTGTACCGTAACAAACACTGCAGTTTGGATCAGTACATCTAAACAATGTAGCATCCCAACAACGTGTACAATGAGTGCCCCAAGTTCGTTTCTTTAATAGTACAAAAGGTCTTGCAGTAAATCTAGTTAAAGCCAGAGTTTTTCTGCGTAGCACCTCTTTAATCACATAGTCTGATGGAGCACTTTTAACGTATGCAGGGTCTGCAGTTAATAGTGCGCCGCTTTGTATCTTTAATTTGTAGTACCACACACGATCATTAATGCGAGTAATTGTAGAATCCTGAAAATCTACGTCTGCAGATTGTCCAGAAGCAATACAAACATAATCCTGTAAACTGTCGCTAATACCAGAACTTTCCGAACGATATACATCTATCATAGTACCATTGGGTACTTCTGACTCCGCTGTAAACGTCCACTGTAGCAAGTTGTGAAAATAATTATTAACTATACTAAAGGTAGCTAACTCGATCATTACCATTTATACCTACTTGCTTGTGAATACTCAGATGGGGCCTCTCCGTATGCTGCATCAGTGTTTCCTTTAGTATTCCAATTTCTAACTGAATTAAAATAGGAGGAAACTAGCACATTAAAGTAATTAACATAACGTCCGTATTTATCGTGGTCTTGAACAGTGATTCCGCCTGAGTCTTGGTAGGTCAAAGTATTACGTGCAGAGATGATTCCTTTCTTAGTTAGGATTCGTAAAGTAGTTCCTAGAAAAAAAGTAGATAGGTCTGGAATGTCTGTGAATTCTACAAAATTTGGATCGAATACCAGCATGTTATTAAGTTCGTTCATAGTCATCAATAATGCTCTGTATAATTCTAAATCTGTACTTTCTTGCACTTCCTCCAATGTATTCAGTTCTACATTATCGCCAAGTTCCCCACGAAATAGATCAACAACAGGCTGATCGCCTGCGGGGACTGCGGTCTGTAATAGTTTTTCTAGTATCGTCATTTGGGTAACTCCTTTGCATAAAATATCATCTTAATATAAGGATTAGTTGAATAATAGTCAAGAAACAAAAAAGGCCAAGCGTGTGCCTGGCCTTTAAAGTACTGTTAAGTATGTACCTTACGAAAGTGCTAATTTAGCAACGGATCTTGTGTTACCAATACCCATACCAATTGACTCGTAAGCTGCCCAAGTGATAATATTCTTTTTCTTGTCGATCCAGAATTTAGTATCATTGAGAATTAGGAACTGGCCGAAGAAATCTTGGCTTGTGAAAGCATAGATGTTATTGCCAAGTAAACTAACTTTGTTAGAAACAACTAACTTACGACCAAAGAGAGTCGAGTACGTGTAACCATTAATATGTTGTTCAGATCCAATAGCATCGCCTACTGTTGTAGCAGGATAAAGCATTAATCTGTTAAACATTGTACTGTTCATAAGGATAAGTTCACTACGTAACTCATCGCCGTCAAGAAGATCAAAAAGGTTTTTGAAATCTTTTCTTGCAACAGTTTCGTCGCTCTCGAATGATCCTGTGATAGATTTACTGTTAGGAGTAACAGCTTCCTCTAGTGCGATAGCTGCTTCTACTTGTCCTAGAAATGCAGTATCTTCAATTTTTTGGATATCTAATACAGAGTTTCTTTCGATAACTTCTGTAAGAGGCATTTCATACGCTAAGAGCTCTTCTTCAGTTTTTTGGAATTCTTCTGAGGAAACCATAAAGAATGGAATCTCGAATCTTTCACCCATTACGTAGTTCGTAGTTGGGTTACCACGGAAGTTTACTGTCATAGCCTTTGAATCTGGCTCGATATCTACGATTTTTACCAAACCGTCATGATTTACTGAACGTTGTAGCTCAGGTCTAGTTACGTATTGAGGTTGAATGATCTTACGAGCAAACGAAACCTCACGCAATTTTTGGCGTACAAATGCACTACCTTCTTGCGCAACTTTTTCCATACCTTCTGGAGAGCTAAGTTTTTGAACGAAAAGTTCGTTGATTGTTCTTACACTAACATTTTCCATTATTTCTTAACCTCCTTATGCTAATACGAATTCAATCGCGTTAAATGATTTGCTTAAGTACTTCTCAGTATACTGAGCTTTTGTACAATAAGCTACAACTACGCCAGCACCAGCTGTCGAAGCGGATAATTTACCAGTAGCATCTACATAGAGCGGAGCTCCAACTGCAGGGGTACCAACGTATTGATCTGTTACGCCTTTTAATTTTCCGTATATAACAGTAACCTTTCCAGTTGCTGCGATATCAGGAGAAAATCCAGCGGTTAGATCTCTGTTTGACTCTGACCAGATTGGGAATGCCATGTTGCCAGCTGTAGGTTTTTTAACGCCTGCGCCGTCCATTTCAACAAAGGTTCCTGTTTGACCAGAGAGTAAGATCCAAGCACTAGCGTCTAGATCGAATCTAGAGACTAGATTAAGTGAACTAAGAATTTGAAGCATTTTGCTTATCCTCCGTTATTTTTTATAAATCTCCAAGAAGAAAAGATTTAAATCTATCTTCTGGAGTTAGTCTTTCAAAACTAGCCTGATTGCTCAATTTAAAAGAGCTTATGCTACTTGCTACTTTAGTAAGTTCCGAAGCCTTTTTAATTACTTCTAACTCATTTGTAGGTTTTACAGAATACTCTTCTATTTTTTCTTCTAACTGTTCTGCCGCCAACTGCCCATTATGGTACAGGTCAAACGCTAGCTTAACAGCTTCACTTTTATGTGTCAACTGTTCTGATAGTTCTTGATTTTCTTGCTTTAACTGTAGAATAGCCGCATGTGCTAACTTTGTAAGTTCGTTATTCATTGTTTGTTTAAATTTATACTGCTAATTCTGCTTTGAAAGCTCTTGCCATTATAATACCAGCTTCGTGCAATTCAGCAACTTTTTCCATTTGTTCTTGTACGTTAATGTCATGATCAATTAAAAGACTTGCTAATTTAGTAACATCTTCTTTTTCATAATCAGTACCGTAAGTGTCTGCTAAAAGATCATCTGCTAAAGCAGCGTATTTTTCAAGAACTTCCATTCTTTCATCGACAGCTTCCGCAACTTGTACTTGTTCTTCTGCAACTTTTTCGGTTCCTGCTTGCGCATTGACCATATTTTCATATACATCTAATAGACCCATTGTGATACTTACCTCCAATTATTGATTGTATACTGTTTTATACAATTCTGTTAATATCCATACTCTTGAATCTTCTGCAACTTTTTCAGTTTCGTCTATCTGAGCAGTTTCAGGAATTACTTCTTCTCCAGAGAGTTCTACTGCGCTAGCTAATTTTTGCAATTCGCTCATAAAGCCTCTTGCCATAATTCTACCTTTTGCGTCCAGTTCTGCAGCTTCTTTTTCCATTTCCGCAAGTTTTTCTAGTTCAATCGCTTCAGCAGTTTTTTCAACTACTTCTTCAGCAACTACTTCAGCAACAGGTTCTGCAACTACTTCAGGAACTACTTCAGCAACAGGTTCTGCAACTACTTCAGGAACTACTTCAGGAACTACTTCAGCAACAGGTTCTGCAACTACTTCAGGAACAGGTTCAGGAACTACTTCAGGAACTACTTCCACTGCTTTAGGTTCTTGTAAACCATCTGCAAAAATTTCTTCAGCTGTTTTTTGTCTTTCAAGATCTCTTAAGATCTGATCTATATTTAGTCCAGCCATTATTTATCCTCCAATTACGTTAAATTAATTATGTCTATATAAAGTTCATCTTTTTTACTTTCTGGTAAATTACTTACCAAGTTTGCTACTTTTTGTAACATCTTTTCAGCTTTTGTCGCTACTAATGAGCCAACTAGAGCTGTTAATGCTGGATGTTTACGTATCATGTTCTTAGTACCTGTGATAGCTTCACCTCTTTGCGCATCGTTTTCATATTTACCAGACATGTAGTAAGCAATTGGAAAACTTATTAAAGAATTTCGCATAAACTTATCCACACTGGCTGCTGTTTTATTGAACTCTTGCTGTTGCGCCCATAGAGAACCAACAGTTGCTCCACCAATTAATACAGGCAGTAGCCAAGGATTTTGTAACATAAAAGATCTGAAACCAGTATTACTTTTATTATTAAAAACTTTTGCGTACCCGTAGTAGAGAGTTCCTAAAATTCCCAGTGGAATTATAGGATTTTTTTCAGGACCTATTTTAGGGTCTGGGGTATACCCAAACAAGGCTCTGCTTACCAAACTTCTTTCCGCAGGGGGTTGTGGTTGTTGCCACTCTTCTGCTTGTTTTACAAGACCTCTAGATATTACTAATTCTTTTGTTAAACTTACATCGGTTAGAATTGGTAGTAAGAGTTCTGCTATTTTTATGTTAAAGTTTTTTAAATCAAAATCTTCTTTTAATTCAGTTTCATTTTTTGCAAATGAAGCGAGTTTTTGAAAATCTTCCGTAGTAGGAAAAATCTGCAAAGCCATCATTGTGGACAATGTTTCATTAAAAGGAAATTCAGACAGTTTGTAAAGAACATCATCATCAATCTTATTTTGAGCGTGTCTGACCAAGTTTACAAGTTGCTTTGGGTCCTTGCTAAGAGTGACCTCTGATTCAACAGACTCGACTTGTTTTTTAATTTCAGCCACATTATCTAACTCTGCTAACTTAATATAAGAGTTAGCATTATAAAAAGCAAGTTTTTCCGCATAATTTGTTTCTGTTCCACCTAGGTTGGAAAAAATCTTTAAAAACCCTGCGGTCTTCTCTGCAGGGATTAAAACTACACTAATATCAAAAAATTTAGGACTAAGATTCTTTGCATATACTCGTCTACCATCAGGGAGGATTTGGTTCATATGTTTTAGCAAATCGTCACAATACTCATTACGAGTTTTGGCGCGATTTCCACAAATAGAACATTCATCCCAAGGTACACGACACCCCATGGATACTGCTGGCAATGCGCCTTCACGAAGTTTTTCCAGAACATCTTTAGCACGAGCATCATCTAATTCAAGAATTAGTTCAACTCTATGCATTGAGTTATTGTAATGAGAAAATAAAACCTTCCCCATTGATATGTTAGGATCTTTGTTTACGTGGTGTCTATACACATGACCGAGAGCTTCAAATGTTTTGTGATATTGTTTTAAACTTTCTTCTGGAAAATAGTCACCGTTGCGGTTAGGCCCAAAAAACTCGCCCGCAGACAATGCATTAACCAATGCATACGTCTTACCTACTGCCGCTTTTAAGGATTCCACATATGCCAGTAAGTCCTCAGACATACCTGCACGTTTTTCCAATACCCCAGGATGAATTAGACTAAAGACTTCTGAGTTATTGTCACCGTAAAAAAAGTCTATTTGCTTTTCAATCATGTTATGGGTACATACCTCTAACTATCTGTGATACTGCTTCTTGTCTTGCTTTCAATCCTAAATCGTCTGGAGCGGATTTACCTTCTTTTCCTTTCTTTTGAATATCTGCTAGTGTAGCAAATGTATCTGGAGGAGGTCCACCAAGTTGTTCACCTGATAAACGTCTTAAAGACTGTGTGATATAAGCACCAGCCGCAAGTGGATCTTCTGCCATGTGCGGGGCAAAATGATACAGAGACTCCCAATATCTAGCTACTTCTTTTGGATCTTCTTGTAGTAATTGTGGGTGAGCTTCCAACATTTTTTGATAATAATCTTGACTCTTGTAGTCTTTGTACTGACTTTTAAAAAATTTTATAATTGCATCTGCTGCAATGGAAACACCAACAACACCCAGTCCTACCATAAGCGCATTGCGCAGCGCAGGAACTTTTGGCGGAGCTTTAACCTTTGCCAACTCTTTTTCCATTTCTAGCATACCTTTATACTTATCAGGATCATTAGCACGCCAGTCAAACAGTTGTTGCTGAAAATCTACTCTAGGAGGAGGTGTAGGTCTTGTTACCCCGCCTAGCTCTTTTTGAACATTTAAGTAATCTTGGAATTGTGGATCTTTGGTCTTAAACCAATCCATCAAAGTTTTCATATCAATAGGTTGTGGACTTTGTGCTTTTTTAATCATGTTTTACTCCAGTTATCTTAGCATACGAGCATTCATCATTTGTTGCCCTGCTGTAAATTTATTTAAGACCATACCTGCTTCAGTTTGTTTTGCAGCAATTTGTGCTCCTTTTGCTACCGCTGCTACCCCTAACCCTAAGGCTCCAAGTGCAACACCACCTGCAATTTTAAGGCCTTTGCCCGCTTTTTTGGTGATTCCTAATTTATAATTAGTATTGATTGCCTCAAATGCTTTTTCATATTCATCAAAAGCTGCGGCAATTTTAGTAATGTATGCTATCCTAGAATCGTAGTTTAAGACTGCTTGGTATAACTCTGAATTTTTATTAATTGTGCCTTGTACACTTGCTTCTTTTTCAAAGTCATAAAGAGGCATTATCTTTTTTAAATCTGCTCTTAGGTTTAGTAGTAAATTGTCACAACAGGCAGGACTTGCCATTTTAGTAGTTTCTTCTACAGCACTAAGTGATGCAATACCACTTAGAATAGTTTGTTTTGTAATATCATAAATCTTGTCATAATCAGACGCCAGTTTTACAGTTTCTTCCATAAAAGAATTAGATATAAACTCTAAGGTCCCATTAAGTCTATCAGCCTGTTCGAACAATTCAGGAACATTTACTATCTCCTCCGCTACCTTTGTAGTTTCAGTAGGAATCCCTTTGTTGTAAAGACTAAAGGAAAATGAAACTCTTGGTGCTAGATCTGCAAACTCGTCCTGTTCTACCACTGTAAGTTCTGCCGTTTTTGCTGTTAAATGCTCGTAAGCCTCTCCAGCATTTGCTAATGGAAAGTCCACATACTTGTCCTCAGATTTATTAATAACTTTTAAATATGTTTCAATATTTGCAGTTTCTGCAACTCTACACATTTCCTGTTTATTAAGTCCATGCACTTGTGCAATTTTTTCTAAAGAGTCTGTCAGCGAATGATTGCCTCTAATATACTCATCAGAGATTTCTTTACCAAATTGTATTAATTCTAGCGGATTTTTCATATCTTAATATATCTCCAAAATCATTAAGAGTCAAGTAAACTGTCACCTTCTCTTAGGTCTATAGCAAGTAAAGCGTATAAAGTAGAGTGAAAGAAATCATCAGGACCGATGTTTACAAACTTCATTGAGTTATCATCTTCATTATACTCTGCTTGGATATTTAGCATATCTTCTGCAAATGGCTTAGTGTATTCCCATTTAGGGAATAAAAATTTCAATTTTTTTATAGCATTGAATAGTCGTAACATAACTTGCGTTCTGTTAAGAACATATGCTTGCATCTTGTCGTTCCAGCGTATTAATTCTTTCTGACTGGCATTGTGCTGAAATGCTATAACTTTATCGTATCCTATTCGAGAACGAATTTCGGCATTAGGCGCCTCTCCCATTCCATAATCGGCAGCCAGATGTGTACAGTTCCATTCCCGCATAAGTCTAGGAATTTCTCTATGTATAAAGGCATAGTCTGCCTCTTTGCCAACAAATTTTTTCATGTACACAACGTGGTATTTACCAAGTCGTCTCTGTACTACAGTTATAGTAGTATAGGAATTTTCTGAATTAATGGGGCCATAGTCCACGCCCATTACAGACGCATATGACAAATCTAATGCAGTTGGAATAATTGATAATGGGGTATCGTTATCACAACACGCCTGAATTTCCATCTCGGTAATAGGAGAAACGCCATCATCGTACTCAAGTCCGAGTACTTCATTAAAAAAAGTAGAACGAGAGTAGCGTTCTCTTTTTCGTAATATATCGTTCTTCCATTCTACCCATGGAGCTTCTGCAAAGTGTAAAGCGCATATACGATAGCCTTCCATGTCAGGTTCTTCGGTTTGAGAAAAAGTTGAAACCCATTCTGCTTTTAACTCCTCCCCCTTCAAGGGAAGTTTTTTACCACATGCTGAACATATTACTCCAAAGTTTCCAATATTATCTTCACCTAGAAGATTCCAATGTCTACAAGAATTACACTTTACCATGTATTCACACTGTGTAGAGGCATACCAGTATTTAGCAAGCGTCCCCTTAGAACGTTTAGGAGTGCCTGCATACATGTACTCTTTTATCAATGACCTTGAAGTGGACTCCTGTATAACGGGAATTATATCATCTTTTAAATCTTGTACTTCATCAAAGAATATTTTATCTGATGAGATACCTCTTAATTTGTCTGCATTAAGTAGTGCATACTGTAAATACAATCTGCTACCATTTAAAAATGCTTTTGTAAAAACGTTTTGTACTACACTAGAATTTACGTAGTAATCTTTAATTAATGGACTACCCTCGATAGCAGGTGCAACACGATCATTACTAAAAATCTTGGTCTGTTTAACTGTAGGCGAAACATACATTGCTTTAAAGAATTCATTCATCGCACAATCAGTGATCATTATATTCGCCATGGTTGTGGATTTTGCAACTTGTCTAGACGTTTTCATAACTGTTTCTCTTGCACCCGAGTTGTATACTTCATACATGTGGGGATAATCTGCTAGAGAAAAAGAGGATCCATTTAAATATAAGAACTTTTCCGCAAACTCGCTTCGAGTTGTAGAAATTACTTTTTTACTTTGCATATTTTTGTTTTTTTAGTTTCTTCTGTGCGGAAGGTTTAACATAGTACTGTCTTTGTTTGTACTCATCGAGTATCCCTGAGCGCTCTACCTTCTTTTTAAAACGGTGGATTGCAGACTCTACATCTTCTTTAGAGGTACCATTAACGACAACTACTATTCCTGTATCTTTCATTTCATGTTTTGATTTTATTTATATTTCTTTTTTAGCAATACCTGGCAAAAGATTATGATAACTTTTATGAGCTCTATAGCTAATTAAAGGTTCCTTATCTTGCACAGGTTCTTGTAGTACTGTATACAATTTTGTGTAGTAATCGTCTGCCTTAAAATCTTTTAAGAACTCAAAGTAATCTTTATACTTTGAAGCCTCAATAACTTTATAAACCAGGTTTCTCCAGTTTTTTCTAGGAATTCCCCATTTAAGCGAGTACTCTGTTTTTCTATCTCTGTCTAAATCATGACAAAACTCTATTAATTCTTCTAAATCTCTTTTCAGTTCTGCCTTTATGGCCGTATGCATGTATGTACCGAATACATTTCCGTTACTAGAAATATTAACTCTTTCGATATCTTGTTCCCAACGTTCTACTAACTTTTCAAACTTGTTAACGTAAAGCTGTGCCGTATTAAATTCTATACCATACTCGAGTTTTGGATCTCTTACTAAATCAGAAGTACCAGGACTAGCTTCCCATGTATCTGTTAATAAATTATATACACCAAAACTTGCATCTTCCCAGTTAGCCAATTTGCCGTTAAAGCTGTATAAGAAAAAATTTATAGGATGCCCTGTACCATGTACAAGCGTGCCATTTACTTCATGCTGAACTTTGTATACCAGTGTTTCTGGACCATGTTTTGCGAGTTCTGGCGGATCTACTACAACTTGTATATCTACATCAGAAGTCATTTTGTACTGAAAACCAGTTATAGTTCCTATAATAAAAATCTGAATCACATTATCAACATCTAAGAAAGAATATACTGTATCCAGGATTTGTTGTTTTACAGTCGAGTGCATCTGATTAACTTCATTCCAAATGTCTGGTGCTAGCATTTTTTGAACTGGATCTAGTATAGACATTGTTTAGTTCCTATCTGTTATAAGTTTATGAAGTCTATTAGTTACTAGCGCGCCAATACCTGCGCCTAACGCAAATTTTCCTGACGTCTTTAGATTCTTTGTAAATACTTTGGCTACCTCTGCATCGGTACGTACTGTATTTTTCATTTTAAGGACATCTGATGTCTGCATACGAATGGGTTCAGAATTTACAGTTTGCTTTTCAACAGAGTTTAACCCATCTACTATTTTGTCGCCCGTAATCTTATGTACATCAATCGACTCAATACCACCAACAGCTTTACGATACCATTTCGGATTACTATCAAACTGACCTTGCGGGCCTAAAATTTCATGTTGTTTTTTAAACGCAATAATTCTAGGTTTATACCCTTCGATTGCGGCTAGCTCTGCAACAGTCGATCCAGGAGCCATAAAGACGATATCCTTGCTTGTAAGAAGTTTTGGCATATCTGCACGCGGCACGCCCATATTAATCTTCATATTTGGATACCGTTTCTTAAAACTCTCTGCTTTATTAGAACCCAATCCTGCGGCTAATAGTTCTAATTCGTAATTACCTTTTCCATGTTTTTTATCCATACCTTCGACAATTGAATCAAATATAGGTTCTGGATTACTAAACAACCTACCCCACTGAACTCCTCCGCCTGGGTATATCAAAGCTTTTTTAACAGAGTTGGTAGGGGCTGCCGCCGTGGTATGAAACACTTTATCCGTTGGAATCGTAGTAACATTAATGTTTGGGCGTTTTTTAACTACTGGGGCAGCAGCAACAAGGTCTCCACCAGGAACTACATTTCTTGTATACACAGGAACCTTATACGCGCGCATGTCTTCAATCGGAAGTTTATTTTGCATATGAGGACCATAACCAAAGTCACTAAATACTCGATAAGATTGTTTACCAGTCAGCAAACGCTTAACTGCCACCCCTACTGGACTTTTTGGTTTTGAAACATGAAACTCCGCAATAGGATTTCCAGCACTTGCCATACCGTGAAAGTCTACTTCTTTTTCCGTACCTAGAAATCTTTTATGTGTGTACTCAGGAAAATGTGCAAGTTCTTTTACACTACTTCCAGTGTTAGCAAGCTCAGTAGCCCACGCTCTGCGCTGCACTTCTAAGCTTCCATTATTTTTAGCAGAACCTCCAACTACCTCAAAGTAATCTGGATCTATATTTTTTTGGTAAGTTTCTCTATTTAGTCCGATAGCTAAAGCAGATCCTCCGAGACCCGCCGCCACTAAACTAGCCTTATCTAACGTATCTAACTTTTTCTTTTTATTACTCATTAGGCAGGTGTGTCCTCAATATTTTATGATAAGAGTCAACGAACTCTCTTTCCTTGTCTTTGATAAGTCCTAATTCTTTTGAACTAAAACCTTTTAATCTCTTTGTTGCTTTTTCCACGGCAACATGTTCGGGATCACGTAAGTCTTTTATAAACATATGAGTTTGTTTTGGATCAGCTGCCAGTATATAAGCATCTGTAGGACCAAAATCCGTCAAGGTTCCTTTACTTAATTTTTTTAGTAAGCTCTTTTTACTTTTATTATAAAAATGTCCAATAAACGCACGAGACGCTTTAGGAGAAATAGCATCACTAACTGAGTATCCAAATCTTGCTGCAAACTCAGGACTAAAGTGAGTAACTCCCACGACGTGTGTTTTGCCTGCACTTCTTGCAGCACTCTCTTGTTCTTTCAGCTCTGCGATGGTACTAAGTCCATCCATTCTTTTAGTTTTCTCGAAAGCTTCTACGGTGTGCTTATCAAATCCTTTTATTGCATTACTTCTCTCACGAATTTTAGTAGGGCTAAGTTTTAAGTAATAGTTCTTATCACCTATACCTAAATGCTTTTCTACTTGTTCACCTTTTACTAGTGCTTTAGGAATATTAACATATAAATTCTTAGCAGACTCCAAATATCCTTTAAAAGCTCCTTGGTTTTTTCCAATACCTGGTGCAATTTTATAAGCAGCTAATGGAGCTACCGCAGCTACAGCTCCTACGACTCCTGTACCTATTAATGCATTTTCCTGTGTATTCGATAACTCTGCCTTTTTATCAAAATGTTTTTTTGTGTAGTACGCGCCAGCTGCGGCGGAAACGGCACCTGCACCCAGTACGGCACGGCCTGCAATTATATGTTTCGGCAATTTACCTTTACCTGCAGAAATAAACGCATCCTGTGTTTGAGGAAAATCTAAAAATCCACTTGTACCTGTGTTACTTTCTAGTATGTTAGACTCAATCATTACGTGTTTATTTGTATCGGCATCAACAGCTATATCGAAACCATGTATTTTATTACTTCTTACATGTTCAGGTACTGCAGTAATAACTTGTTGTGCATAATTTTCAATACCTCTAAGTTCTTTTGTTTGAAATAATCCTGGAGCTAGTGTACTGAGCTTGCTTCCTTTTTTAAAAGTAGCAAAGGGAATAACTTTACCATTGTATACATGAACTCGGTATTCTGACTTGGGCTTTAGATTTTTCATCTCCTGTACGAATAGTTCATCAGGGTGGTATTTAGATACAGCCTCAAGCCTATGATTATGAATAACTGAGTCTTCAAAACGACCGTCAGAGTTTTTACGTTTTACTATCCACTTGTTTTGTCCAAACTCAGTGTCAAGTCTAGAACGAATTTCTCCTATGTCTGTGCTGCCCTGCGCAACATCTTTATAGTCCTTAGAACGTGGTATAAACCCTTTAAACATTTCAGTTTCTTTAAACTTATCGAAATTTTCGACAACATCAGGAGTTATAGAATTTTTAACAGCGTTGTGTCCATGATCTAGCTTTCCTGTATTTCGAAGATCAATAATAGTATGTTTACTGTTTTCAAATTTATGTAAATCCTGTAGATAGCTATTAGTAGGAAGTATTTTAACGCCTAAAAGCTTTTGTATAACCTTAGGAAAATTTTTTGAAACAGGATTACCGTGTGAATTTCTAGTAACAAGTACAGGTTCTGTTGTTTTTAACATGGTTTCTACGTGTGTACCAAATTGTGGACCTACGTTACGTTTAAGCATAGTAGCTGCAACGGTTTTTACAAAATTTTTCATTTTAATTTTCTTCCGTTATTTCTGAGATGTGTCTACGTTTAGATTTTTTAGACTTTACTAAAGTTCCTGTGCTGTCTATTACATTTTCTAGAAGGTCTTCTTCTTTTTTACCTGACAAAACAAACGTAATTTGTGAGAATAGGTCTCTCTTTTCCTCTGTATCTTTTTCAATTCTATCTAGACGATCAGATAACCTAATAACCAACTGCCCCCATTTCTGAGCTTCTTCGGGATGTGCTCTCATTTGCTCTTTAAAATTATAATAGGCATCTGTTCCCATATCACGGATCATCTGATCAAATGACTTATCAGGAGCAATGCCTAGTTTCCAAATTAAATAATCTTTGTCGCCGTCAAGAGCTAAATTGTAAAACTTTTTTAATCTAGGTTCTTTAACAACATTAACATATTCTTTTTTCTGAGACAGTGACCAATTTTCTACATTAAAGAAATAATGTAAAAAGTCTTTTATATCCTCATGCGAGTAATGAATATTATACTTACCATTTATGATAAGTTCGATGTCTTCGTCATTAACCTTAGCTAAGGCTAAAGAGGTCATGATTTCGTACATGTTCTGGTCTTTTAATATTTCGAATGCACCCGCCAATCCTACTGTATTTTCAGATACCTGCAGTTTTAATTCTTTAGCAACAAGGGTTATAATGTTTAATTCTCTTAACCATTCTGGTTCAGGAATCGTGTTAACTCCTTTAAAATATTCAGGGGCCAACGTAGATATTTTAGAATATACTTGTGCGACTGCTTCTCGTGGAAACATATCAGCCAGGGTAACACCTAACTGGTTTATTCTATCGTATATAACATCAATTGAGTACTTACAAGCTACTAGTGCCTCGATGTACTTAATAAAAGGGATTTCCATATTTATAGCTCGTCTTCGTAATAAGCGTGAATATAGTAAATAAGCGTAGATAGGTCATCACTCGGAGAGAGCTCCACAATTTTCTTGAGCTCATCGGAGTATAGTATAATAGTTCTTTCAGAACTGCCAACAACCATTTCAACAGTTGCACCAAATTCTTCTTCTAAGTAGTCTTGAATTTTATTTGCAAACTGTAAATGATCTGATGTTCCGTTGTGCTCTATTAAGATATACATCTTAACCCACTATCTGTAGTTCACGATCAGGACGAGCAGGCTCTTTGCTGCCTAAATACATTGCTCCACCAACAACTGCTGCAGCACCTAGCGCCGCCTTTCCTTTGTTCTTTGCTAACCAAGAGTTCTCGCTCTTATACTTATCGCTTTGTTTACTAAGAAAGTCTGCAACTACTTGATTGTCCGTCTTGTTGCCGTTTGCTAGTGCTCTATGTGTTTCTGCAACCAATTCTCTTATCTTAGAGGTTCCTGCCTGGCCTGCAACTATGTTTTTAGAGTAGTGCGCGGTCATTGCCTCGTGAAAAGCATTAGCAGCCTTACGACCTTCGTTGTATGAGTTAAAGGTAGCTTTCATTACACCAGCAATCTTACCGATTTCATCAAAAAAAGCATCTTCTACTTTAGGTTCAAACATTTTACTTTATCTCCGCTTTTCTTTTTTTATTTGTTTTTCTAACTTCTGTTACTACTTCAATAGATTCCATAAAAGTTTCTTCAGGTGCAACGTACGGTTCTGAGATTTGCACAGAAGCTGTTTGGTCTTCTAGAATTTCCAAGAAATGTTCATCCTCAACAACCTTGATTTCTTCCTCTGTCTTAACGAGTGCTTCTTCTTGTAGACTAACTACTTCCTCAAGAATTCGTTCGTCTTCGGCAGTAATCAATGATTCCAGTAAAGAGGCTACCATAGATTCTTCGTGTTTCGTAACTTCTGAAGGATCATATGTAGCAATTAACTTATAGGCATGTAACTCTTTTTCTTTTTCTTTTTCTTCTCTCTTTTGTGCTAGTAAAACACGTCCTGCAAGTACATCCATTATTTACTCGCCTTCTTTTCGAGTTGTTCTAACTCTTCCTTAATTTTACGTTGTGCAATAGGAACTGCAGGATATTCTGCGGCCAGGTCTGAATGCCATTCATTAACGATTGCATTAGCTTCTTCTGTTTTTCCTTCTTTTCTAAGTGCAGCTACAATAGCTCTATTTTTAATACTTAAGTACATAATATTATTACCTCTTTGTTTTATTCAATGTATTAATATATCCAAATAACCTCTAAAAAGCAAATTCCTCATTAAGTTTACCCTTATTAGTTTCTATAACGTACCTGTAAGGCTCTGGGGAAAATACAGGTGTTCGTTGATCTGCATTCATGCTTGTTTTGTGAATCAAAGTTTTATACTGATCATAAAATCCAATATCTATTGGATAGTTAACATTTTTATTCCAGTACATTCCAAATGAGTCGCTATCGTATTCAAATAGTGCGTACTCATCATCTGCTAACTTTGGGATAACAGACAGTCCCAACCGTTTTTCCTCTAAAGACCTTGCTAGTAAAATACGTCTCATGAAGTCCTAACCATTGGTACAGGTTTCATTTTTATTGCGGTAATTGGGTCGATTTCTGGCCAACGATGTGAGTTGAGTTTTTTAGATACGGCTACACTTCCTCCGACTACTGCAGCTGTTCCTAAAACCGTAGCTGCTAGAACTTTTGTTGCCGTCTTTAACTTCGCACCTGCTGTTTTAGAAAAAATTTGAGAACGACGAACAGCGTCCTTTAGACTTTTTGGTCGATTGCTTATAGTAACCTGTTCCTGTCCTAGCATATCGTCTAGTCGTTCGTCTGGTAAGTCTTTTGCCTCATTAGCAAAATCGATCATAGTGTCGTCTATTCTTTTTAGTGCATAACCAAATCCTAAAGGTCCTGCTGCGCCTGCGAGAGCTCCAACAAGTACTGGCTTGCGTAATTTGTGCATAACCAACCCCCCTACGGTTGCCATACCTAAGGTAGGCATAATAAATGAGGAATATGTTGACTTGGGTTCCTGTGCTTTTCTTTGTAGATAATTTCTGTAGACTGCTACGTCTTTGTTTGTTTCTAGCTCTTGTGGAAAGTGTGCGCCTGTAATCATGATTTTACTCCAAATGTATGATTTGCTACAGATCCCATATACCCAACAAAAGATGGATGGTTACCTGCTTGCATGTTAGTTAAACCCCTGCCGCTACGAAGTTTTTTTAAAGCCCCTGCGCCGCCATAGTGCATACCTGCCATAATTTTTACTTCTCGTTGGTCGTAGCCATCACTGCCGTCTATCCTGAAACCTTGCTTATTAGCGATTTCGATATTTTGTGCAGTAAATTTCTGCATAGCCTGTTCTTGCATTTCAGGGTTCTGTAAGAATCCTCTTGGATTAAATCCAAGTCCTTTTAATGTATTAGGCATAAACTGATACCTACCCATGGCTCCCGACATTTTATTTACAGCCCCATAGTTAAAATTAGATTCCTGTTTAGCAATTCCTTTATAATAATTCTGCAAACCTAAGTCTCCAGGACCAGTACCAGGATTTCTAGCGTTCATAAGTGTAAAGTTTGAAGGTGGTGCAGGAGTGGCAGGAGCCGACTTGCTAATTGCGTTCGCTGCATCGTGAATACTTTTCATTAACTCTTGTGCTATTTTAAACATTTGGTTCCTCTGGCTTTGTTTCTTCTGGCTCTGTAGTAGGATCTACTGCATATTTTTGTACGAACTTACCAGTAACTCCAATACCTAATGCCCAGATGAGTAAGTCACCTGCGCCGAGTCCAAATGCAAGAGTTAAATAAACTAACCCTGTACATACAGTGACCACAATTATAAACATACTCAATCGCATAGATGACATGGATTTAGCACTGTCAAAAAAATCTTTAAACGGCATAACGTAATCCTCCTAATTAGTAGTTATAATTTAGGCTTTTATTTGGTTTAAGTCAAGTTTTTGGTATAAGAAGATTACATAAGTAAAGGAGTTAAATTTTTTATGTTATTACTAAAAATAAGATTAAAGATCGCACTAGACCTAAGCAATGGTCCAGATACAGAAGAATTTGAATTTCATAATCATGATGAAATACAGAAGTTTTTTAGCGATTTTTCTAAGTTAAGTATTACTCAAACACAGGTTAAAAAAGATGGAGTTCCAATTGGGACTATATTTGAAGGAGAGGCTGATAATGCATAAAACATTATTTTGTGATATGGATGGAGTTCTAGCAGATTTTAACAAAGCATACAGTAAAATATTTAACCAGTTAATTGGTGGTCCAATTATTACTAAAAAAGAAGAGGCACTTTCGTGGGATTGGGGAACCTGGTATCCAGGGGCAACTCCAAAGGTTATAAAAGAGGCCTGGAAGATCCTACGGGAAACCAAAGACTTCTGGCAAAGCCTTGATATTTTAGACAGACAGGGGCTTTCTGATCTACGATTGCTCACATATTTTAACTATGATATATATTTTGTAACAAGTAGGTTGGACACTGTCGGAAAATCGGCCATGAGACAAACACAGGAATGGCTAGAAGAGTGGGGATTCCATGGTCCGAACGTTATAGTCACTTGGCAAAAGAATGCCCTGGCGGCCCTAATGCGGGCGAATGTCATCATTGACGATAAGCCAGAATTCTTCATGCCCAGCAATTTGGATCTTAATCTCGAGTGGGAGCACATTGCATTAATTGACTACCCCCACAATCGAGATATGTTTATGGCACCAAATGTAATTCGATACAACAGTCTACATGATGCCTTAGAACCATTGTTAAAGCAAAGTGCTGGCTAA